AGTGAAAAGAACCCATTTGCACCTGATAGTTTTAATTTGACTGAGCAAAGCCGCTTATATAGAACCGATAGAAATAAATATGAAATGTTGAAAAACGCTGTAAAAGGTTAATATATAAATATCTTGGTCGTGCCAAGTTAGGGCCGTGCCCGTTTTTTATAAATAAATCAATTTTTTAGTATTCTCCCATGAGTACCCAAAGAAGCGATTTAATTATTCCAGAGGTTTTTACCCCCTATTTAATAGAGGCGACAACTCAGACGGATTCATTCTTACAGAGTGGAATTGTCACACCTTTGGCAGAATTAAATCTTTCCTCTGATAGAGGAGGGGATTTTGTAAAGATCCCATTTTATGCAGCTAATTTAAGCGGCGACTTTGAAGTTCTAACAGATAGCACTTCATTAACACCTGGCAAAATTACTGCTGATAATCAGATCGGTGTTGTACTTCATAGAGGTAGAGCATTTAGTTCTAGAGACTTAGCAGCATTAGCAGTTGGTGGCGGTCCTGATCCTATGGCTGCTATTGGTAACAAGTTGGCGGCTTATGTCAACAATCAAAAGCAAAAAGATTTGTATTCTTGCCTCACAGGTGCTTTTGGTTCTCTTAATGCTAACGATTCAAATAGTGCTTTATTTACTCATTGCATAGATTCTGAATCAGGCGATACACCAACAACTTTAAGTCCTCGCCACGTTGCAAAGGCTCAAAGTATTCTTGGTGATCAAGGTCAAAAATTGACCTCTGTTGCTATGCACTCCAAGACTTATTACGACTTGGTAGAGCGTAAGGCGATTGACAGAATTTACGACAACACTGGGGCACCTGATACAGGCGCAACTTCTGGTTCTACTGCTGGTGCTTTTGCTGGTAGTGCCCAAGTTGGTTCTTTCATGGGTCTAAATGTCATAGTTTCTGATGACATCCCAACAACAGGAAGCGGTGCAAGCACTGAATATTCTTGTTTCTTCTTTGCTAATGGTTCTGTTGTAACAGGTGAGCAAGCTCCACAGCGTGTTCAAACTGATAGAGACATCCTTGCATTAGAGGAAGCAATGGCTGTTGATCTTCATTACATCTACCACCCTGTTGGTTTGAAATATGCAGTATCAACTGTTAATCCAACAAGATCAGTTCTTGAAACTGTAGGCTCTTGGTCGAAAGTCTACGAAACAAAGAACATTGGTATTGTTCGTGCAACTGTTGTTTCTAACAACGACTAGGAGTAATTAATTATGCCATCACTTTTTGACGTAACTGCTGGTAAAGCCATTGGTTATGTAGACGGCGGAACCGTCACTCAAGCGACTAACAAAGGGACAGCCGTAACGCTAAATACTTTGTCTGGTCAGATCACAATGAACGATGCAGCGTTAGCAGCAGCAGCCGAGGTAAGTTTCACACTTACTAACAGCAAAATTGCTGCTACTGATGTTGTTATTGTGAATCATTCTTCTGCTGGTACAGCAGGATCATATTTAGCTCAAGCAAATACAATTGCAGCAGGATCTTGTAAGATTTCTGTTTCTAACGTATCTGCTGGCTCTTTAGGCGAAGCAATTGTTTTATCTTTTGCTCTTATTAAAGGTGCTTCGAGCTAATGTCAATATACGCTTTTAGGCGTATGAGGGAGCAAAACGAGGCTGCTAAAAAAGCGGCCTCTGCTCTTTTAGAAAAGCCAAAACCCAAACGTAAGCCAAGAGCAAAAAAAACAGAGGTAGAAAATGGCGATCAGTCTTGATGCAACTGTAGGCGGTGCATCCGCCAATACTTACGTCACCCTTTCTGATGCAAACTCTATTGTTGAAGGATTGATTGTTGATGATGATGTCCAAGCATGGGAGGCTGGCTCAACAAGTGATGACTATAGAAATCGGGCTTTATATACAGCAGCGCAAAGAATAGACAGGGAAAGATTTTTAGGTGCAAGGGTAGCTGATACACAAGCACTTCAATGGCCGAGGTCAGGAGTAAGAAAACCTGATACTTATACAAACCTTTATGGCTTAAGTTTTCCTAATCGTTTGGTTGCTAATTATTACACTGATACAGAGATTCCAGACCGAGTAAAAAAGGCGCAAGTTGTTTTAGCTGTTTATTTAAATAATAATCGTGATGCTTTGGGACTATCAGGACTAGAGAATTTCAATGCGGTTTCTATTGGTTCTATTAACGTAACGCCTCGTTTCTTTGGGGCGGTTGGTGCTGATCAAGTGCCTCCATTGTTTCAAGAATACCTGAATGGGATTAGAATCAGCACACCAGCAAACATTTCAGTTAAGAGGGCTTAATTATGGGATACGGTTACGACTATCCAGCAGGCATTATCATTACAGATACAAATGCCCATACAGGCAGGTTTGGCAAAGTTCATTGCTTGACTGCTGCTGAAGCAACTTTTGTTGCTGAGAATCTTACAGAGAACGGATCATCCACTATTAATGGGATTACAATGGGCGTTGGCTCTGAAGTTTGTGGAGTCATTACAAGTATTACTCTTGCTAGTGGTCAAGTCATCGCTTATTCCTTGTAATGGGTCTTGCTTCTTCTCTAAAAAAAGCAGCATCCAAGAGTTTGAAAGCTCTTGGTGGTTCTGTAACGATTAGAAAAGTAACGGCTGGAAGTTATAACACAACAACAGGAGTGATCAGCGAAAGCACAGCAGATACAGTTGTGAATGGTGTTCTTTCTGATGTTGGCAATTCTGAGGTTAATGATTTAATTCAGGCACAAGACAAAGTTTGTGTTATTTCAGCAGGTGATTTGGATTATGTGCCAACGCCTAAAGATCGTGTTGTAATTAGTTCAGTTGTTTATCAGATTGTGCAGATCAACACCGAGGAGCAGAATAATATTCCAATTGCTTTTACTTTGTTTTTGAGGTCGTAATGACTAGAAAAATAAGGCTAGATCAAATTGATGGTGTAATGGCCGAGGCCGTGCAGAAGTTAGTTAGAGCAACAACATTGGAATGGTCGGCGAGGGTAAAGAAAGCAACTCCAGTTGATACTGGGCGGCTAAGATTAGCATGGCAAACAGATGTATCAAAGCCATATACAGGAACGATTTTAAATAATATGGAATATGCAGAGCCAGTTGCTTATGGTCAAAACTTGCCGCCTTCATGGGGTGGCAGGTATCGAACAAGACAAGCAACAGTAAAAGGTTATCCAGAAATCATTGGAAAAGAATTAGAAAACTGGGCTAGGGGAGAATATGAAAAAATCAAGAGGGGCATCTAATGGCAGCCGTTGACCTAAACACAATCAGATCAACCATTGAGGGGCGGTTAGCAACAGAGCTTGCAAGTAGTCCTGTCATCCCTGTTGTGTTTAACAATATGGCTTATGACTCAACAGGCGTTGAATCATTTGTCCAGTGTCAAGTTAGTTTTGGTGCAAATGTTTATTTAACTCAATCAAGTGATTCTCATAATAATGTTGTTGGTTTAGTCCTTTTGAATACTTATACCCCAGAAGCGACAGGGGCAGGTGCAAATTTAACCATTGCAAAAAGGATAAGAGATTTATACAACCGCCAAACAGTTTCCAGTGTAATCTTTGATGCACCAACTGGACCTGAATCATTAACGGGTGGCCCTGATGGTTTTTACCAAACACAGATTAGAATAACTTTTGAGGTCTTTGAAAATCTTTAATGATGGAAATTACTGAAGAAATGCTCGATGCAATCGAAGCGGTGAAGGGTTTTAGAGATCCAGCTTATTGGGATCCTCGTTGTAGGAGACACATGGAAAAAAACAAAACAGCCGCCAAGAATGTAAAAGATACTAAAAAAGGTTAATATACCTGTAACAACTTTTTTTTATTCTCATGGCCGTTCTTAAAGGTGATGTTGGTAAAATCATGTTTGAAAATGCTGGCGGTACTGAGGCCGATATTGCAGCAACTAGATCATGGTCTTTATCTGTTACTAAAGATTCTCACGAAACAACAAAACAAGGCGATACTTCAAAATCATTTATTGGTGGTTTGATTTCTGGAGAAGGGTCAGTCGAGCTTTTATATGACGATGCAGGCAACTCTGATTATCAAGCGTTTATTGATGATGTTCTAGTAACAGGAGATGCAGGAGACGCATTGTTTGAGTTATTCCCTAATTCATCAACTTCAGCAAAGAAGATTAGTTTTGCTGGCATCATCACAGGTGCAGAATATGGTGCAACGCTTGGTGAAACTCAAGTTATTAATGTTTCGTTTATTACTAACGGTGCAATTACCTCTGCTATTTAATAGCATTAAATAAACAACCCCTAAATTATGTCAACAAAAAGAACAGTCAATTTAATCACTGAGGCATTTGGTGATGAGATGTCGAGCCGCCGTAAATATGAGTTAAAAAATAGAAACGGTGAAACAATTGTTGATTTATATTTTCCCCCATTAACAAGGCACGACAGGCAACAGGCGCAAGCATCAGCAGGAACAGATGAAGCTTTGACTGTCTCTACTCAATTGCTTTGTCAAATAGCAGAATTGGAGGATGGCAGAAAAGCGTTTAACTTGGCTGATGCACCAAATTTACAAAGAGAATTACCAGAGAATGTATTGAATGAAATTGAGTTATTTTTGTTTGATGTTCAGATTGATTTAGATACAGCAAAAAAAAGCTAAAGGGGAATAGCTGGCTAAGATTTGAGTTTTTCCTAGCAACAGAATTAGGCCAAACAGTTAGTGTCTTAAGGTCATCAATGACTGAGGAGGAGTTTATTTATTTTGCTGCTTATTACGAGATAAAAGCGGAGGAAGAAAAAAAGGCAGCTAATCGAAGCAAAAGGAGCTTATGAGGTTAAACTATATAAAAAGGTTTGTGTAAGTAGTGGCTCAGTCAAATGTAAAACTTACGGTTGACGGCTCACAGGCAACGAGAGCATTAGGGCAGGTTCAAAGAAAAACACAAGCATTGACTGGAACGGTTAATGTTTTAAGAAATGCGTTTTTAGGTATTGGAGCAGCAGCAGTTGTAAGGCAAACGGTCAAACAAGCAACAAGCTTTCAAAAGCTAGATGTACGTCTAAAACTTTTAACAAAAGCATCTGGTACTTATGCAGGATCTTTGGATCTTGTGACAGAGGCACAAAAGAAATTTAATTTAAGTGGAACTGAGGCATTAGAAGGTATTACAAATATTACGGCACGTTTAGCACCTTTAGGGGTTTCACTAGATGAGATAAAAACAACATTTTTTGGTTTTAATACGGCTGCATTATTGGCAGGGGCTTCAGCGCAAGAGTCTTCCAATGCGTTCAGGCAATTAGCACAGGCACTTGGTTCTGGTCGTTTACAAGGTGATGAATTTAGGTCTTTAGCGGAGCAGGTTCCAACTTTGCTTGCACCAATAGCTGCTGAATTAGGAACAACAGTTGGAGGACTTAAAAAGTTTGCAAGTGAAGGTAAATTAACTTCTGATGTTGTTATAAGAGCATTAAAGAAAATAGAAAAGGATGGAGGCGCAAGTTTAAGGGAACTAATAGCAAATGATCCAACGGCTGTCTTTAAAAGTTTTACAAATCAAACAGAAGAACTTTCGAAAGCTGTTGGTAATTTATTCACCCCTGCGGTTTTAGCAGGAACAAAAGCATTAACAAAATTAGTTGAGGCGGTTACAGCTTTTGCACAATCTCCACTAGGAAAGACTGTTGCAATTTTTACGGCTTTTGCTTTAGCTGTTAAAGGTGTTGTTGTTGTTGTTGGACTAGCAACAGCCGCATTAACTCTTTTAATTGGCAAGCTTACTGCTTTAGGAGTTGCCTCTTTAGGTTTAAACGCCGTTGGTATTGGAGCATTAGCAGCAGCAGGCGGACTTAATACAATGACCATTGCAGTGGCAGCCCTAAAGATGGCTACTGTAGCAACAGGCTTTGGATTGATTGCAGTAGCTATTGGAGGTATTGCAACGGCATTAATCAAAGCAAATGAAGAGCAAAAAAAATATAATAATTTGATAAAAGAAGGCTCGGAAACCGAGGTGTTAGTAGCTCTAAGAAAATTATTACTTGAACAAGTAAAACTAAGAGGAAAACTAGCAACTGCAAAACATTTTAATAATAGGCGTTCGATTAATTCATTAAGTAAGGAAGATCAAATATTAAACGATCAAATAAATACATTGAAAAAGAAATTAGATGAAATACGCAACAACAAAAAAGCTATAGACGAATCAACAGCAGCAACTAAAAAACAACAGGAGGAGGCAGAAAAGCTAAAAGAAGCTTATAAAAAAGTTGGTGATTCTATAACAACCAATATCCGAGATAGTTTAGTTTT